AATTAATATAGTGTAATTTATTAAGTTGACAACCTAAATATTTATTATAGATTAAATTTAACTTTAACTTTTTCTATTAAAAATGAACAAAAATGAATTAAAGAAACTAAGAATTGACATTGTAGTTCGCTGGAAGAGGCGTTTGGAAGGTAAAAATATCAGTGAAATCTCAAAAATGTCTGGAATAAGCAGAGCTTTCCTATACCGTGCAATGAATGGAGCTTCAATGCCTAGCCTCAAAACTATAAATAAAGTGGAGGAGGCTATAAAAAATTATGAGCAAGAAACTAAGAGAATTGAAGATATCTATAGAATGCATTTTAGATTGATTGATACTCCAAAAGGGAAAGATGATGCATCCGTATATCACATCACTGACTATAATGTTCATGTAGTTCCTGATAATCTTGAAAATATTGAGGGTGGAGTTTATGTTCTAAATGATTTTGAGCCAAAAAACCTTAAGCATATAAAGAAACAATGTTTTATTTTGAAAAATACCAAATTTCACGCGCCTAATTTAGAAACTATTGAGGGCTTTCTTCTCATTCAAGAAAATGTTATTTTTGACGCTCCAAAGTTAAAATATATAGGGGGTAATATAACTATAAGGCATGGCACAATATTTAATTGCCCAAACCTAGAAGAGGTTGAATATATAGATTTAGATTATATTGACGACGATGATTTAAAAATAAAATTAGGTAAATTAAGGAAATGATATATTTTATTAAAAATCTTCGCAGATATTCAAAAAATTGCGAAAAATTAGACAATCTAAGAAATCTTCATAATCAGATTAAGGCTTTGAAAAAGCAGATTGCTATTAATCAGCGTATAATTGATTTACAAAATAGTTTTATAAAGCTAAATCAAAAGAAAATTGATTTAAGTCAGGAAATTTTTAATAGGATTAATATAAAGATATTAACGAAATGAAGAAAATGACTAAAAAGAATCCAAAAGGAGCTGGAGGAAGACCGACTTTAATGACTGAATCTGTTGTTGCTAAACTCAAAGAGGGGTTTGCACAAGGTTTTAGTATTGATAACGCTTGTATTTGGGCAAATATATCACCAAATACTTATTATGATTATTGTAAGATAAATCCTAAGTTTTCACAGTATTGTAAAGCTCTACAGAAAAAACCCTTGATAAAATCAATAGTTGTAATCAATAAAGCCTTGGATGAAGGCGATGTTTCAACCGCAAAATGGTATGCTGAAAGGAAAGGAAAAGATGAATTTAGTTTAAGAAATGAAATTACGGGTGAGAATGGTGATCCTGTGAGAATAGTATATATTGATAAAGAGGAAAAGGAAGCCTACGAGAAACATATCTACGAAGTAATTAATGGACCTGAAAATAACGAAAATAACGAAAAATCTTAACCCTTGTAAATAAAGGGGTGAGACAGGTTGCCGCATCGCACCAAGACAAAATAAAATTAAAGAAGAGAAGAGTATGAATAATATAAAGAAACTGGAAGATTTAGGATTTAGGATTTCAGAATGTTCTATTGAAAAAATTAAAGTAGCAGGATTTAAGAAGAGACTTAAGTTCACCATGATATTGGAGCAGGATAGCAATAATTCACAAGGCAATATACCAGAAAAAACATTAGAACGAGTTGGCAACAATATCCTTAAAGCTTTACGGATTTTATATTAATGGAAATTAAAAACCCTCCCTATTTCGGCAAAATACTTCACGAAAAAGGGTTTAGAGTCTGGTTTTTATATATGTTCAAGCTAATTGAAGGAAGAAAATTTATTGAAGAAAAATTACACGATGATTTATTCCAATTAATTCAAGATATTTACGATCTAAAATCTCTAAGAAATTCTATTGCCATTCCGCCACGATCCGCTAAGACAACAATTGCAAAATATTTCATTGCCTACTCATATGCAGTAAATCAAAGGTGCAATTTTATCTATACCTCATTTTCTCAAGATTTATTAACTGACATATCTAGATCACTGGCTACAATTCTTAAACATCCTGCTTATTTAGCGATGTATAATTTCACGACTGAAGAAAGCGAAGTGATGGATGATCCAGTAGACGAATTCTGGAAAGATTATTTATTTCAAGATCAAGGTAAGGCAACTTATTCTAGCAGAAAAATCATCACCAAAGAAGGAGGCGTGACTTTATTCGCTTCTGTTGGTTCGGCTATTACGGGGTTTGGTTGTGGAATTAGAGGAGCTAATAAATTTAGTGGATGCTTAATAATTGATGATGCGAACAAACCAGCTGATATTAGATCGGCACTTATGAGAAACAAGGTCCATGAATATTTCACAACAACATTATTATCTAGATTGAATGATAGCAATATTTCTATCATTAATATTCAACAAAGATTGCATTTAGAGGATTTAACGGGATTTCTAGAGAAGATTTATAATTTTAGCGTATTAAAGAGACCCCTGATAATTGATGGAGTTTGCCAACTTCCAAGCCAATATACGCCAGAAAGAATAGCAGAAATTCAAATTAATCAATATGCTTTTACGTCTCAATACCAGCAAGAGCCTACCCTTGAAGGCGGAAACTTATTTAAGTTAGAAACGATAACTCAAATAAATTCTTATCAATTACCAACTAGCTACGAATGGAGATTTATCACGGCTGATCTAGCTTACAAGGACAAGCAAACCAATGATTTCGTTGTTTTTTCTTATTGGGGAGTTAGAAAGGAATTAGTTAATCAGATCGAGCGGAATCATCTATATTTAATAGATGTCAGAAGAAAGAAGATAAACTCTGTCGAGGTCGAAAGATGGATTGATGATTGGATAAAATCTAAAATAAGTTATGGGTTTAGATATATTTGGATTGAAGATAAGTCGCACGGCATCTATTTAAACCAGTTATACAGGAAGAAAGGCTACCCAATACCAAGTGAAGAGACAATAAAGGAGATTTTGCCAAGAGACACAGATAAGGTAACGAGAGCAAATAATGTGATCCCCTGCCTTGACAGCATAACTCCAAACTTGTTTTTTAATAAAGATATTGACAACTATGATGAGTTGTTGCAAGAATTTCTTAGCTTTAATAATTCAAGGCATGATGATTTTGTTGACACTATGATAGACGCGATCAAAATAGCACTGTTTAAAGAAGACCCCGTTACACAATGGAAAAGGATTTTAAAATAAAATGCAAATAAGAGATATTTTTTTAAAGAAGAAAAAAGAATCAGAACCAAATAATACTCAAAAGATTCAAGTTAGAGATGGCTTTGAAATGATGTACGGTAAGGCTAACCAGTTACAGAATAGTAAGGATGTCTTAAAAAATTCAACATTTTCAAGAACAATTAGGCTTAATGAGCAAGTTTGCGAGAATGTCTTTTTAGAATCATGGGTAGGAAAAAAGATTGTGCAGTTGCCAGTAGAAAGGGCAATGATGAGTGGCATAATGCTTGAGATGGATAGTGAAGCTGATGAGAAGAAGATATGGCAAGCCTATGAAGATTTGGATGTAGAAAATCTAATTAGAAAAGCTCAAATATCGGCTGATATTTATGGTAGCTCCTTAATTCTTCTAAAAGATGATACCAAAGATAGTATGAATGTAGCTGGTGATTTCAAAAATCTTGAGATGAAATTAATTGAATACCCTTTTTATAGTATACAACCTTCTTCTCAAGACACTTATGAAGCAGGTATTGTAACATTTACGAATCTAGGAATTTCGGTAGATCAATCATTTGTAGTACCATTCATTGGCAGTAGTGTTGTAAAAAGACTAAGTCCAGAATATAAGTACTATGGGATGAGTGTGTACCAGAATCTTTGGAATACAATAATAAACGATAGTGTGATAACAACGGCGGTCGCAAATATTACATCCAGATCATCAATAAGACATTATAAGCTTGATGGTTTAAAAGATTTAGTTTTAGCGGGAGCAGAGGATGTAGCCTTGCAAAGAATTGGAATTATAGAACAAAGTATTGGTATATTTGGATCGGCTGTTATGGACTCAAAAGATGAGCTACAAATAATTGGTCAAACTCTTAATGGGCTAGCTGATATAGATAAAAGATCGGCAGAAAGATTAAGTTCTGCTTCTGGAATTCCAGCAACTGAATTACTAGGAAAATCACCTGATGGTCAAAATTCAACTGGTAAAGGCGATCAAAAAACGATGATAAATTTTATAAAGACTTATCAAAAGAAGATGTTGCCTTCTATAGTAAAAATATTTGACGCATTGGCTTCTCATGTGGGCGTAGCAGATAAAAAGAGAAAAGTTTATTTCAAAAATCCACACGAAATTGATGCAGAAGAAAGACCTAATTATGATAAAGTAGTGATAGAGAATGCTAATACCATGCTTAATTCTTTGGGGCTTTCAGAAGATGTAGTAAGAGGCTATCTATTGAGCCATCAGATAATTACGCAAGAACAGCACGATAAAATTACTTTAGAGACAGAACAATTTGACAAAGTTGATGAAACTGATACCGCCAAAGACGAGTAAAGCTCTTGAAGTTCAATATTTCCGCTATTTATTGAGCATTTTATCAAAAATCAACGACACTTTTAACAGTATTGTATTGCCTGTTGTTAAACAACCAGAAGAAATTCAAGATAGCCAATTATTATCGTTAGAGGACGCTTTAAAGGCATTTGAGCTTAAGGTAAATTTGAGTGTGCCACCAAAAAAGATCAAGAAAATTGCAAGTGATGTAACCAACAGGAATGTCAAAAGAAATAAGAAAGTCTGGCGAGATAAGTTAAATCCTTCGTATTTTGGCGTTAATATTGCAAAAAAATTATCTTTTGAAGGGGAGCAAGATTATATCAAGTCCAGAATTAGCACCAACACTATCTTGATAACCAAGATGAAAGATGAATATATGGACCAACTGAATGTGCTTGTATTGAATAAGTACCAGAAAGGTACTACTAACAGACAATTAGCGAAGGAATTAGAAAAACAATTTGGGATCAACAAATCCAAAGCCAAACTAATCGCTAGAAATGAAACGAAGAATACCAACACCCAACTAAATAATAAGCAGGCTCTTTCTTTAGGTTTTTCTAAAGCAATATGGCTTGGTAGTGAAGATGAAAGAGAGCGAGAGCAACACAACAAGCATAATAACAAAGAATATGCTATTGGCGTTGGACTGCCTGACGGAGATGGTGGCAAAGAACAACCAGGCGATGCAATCTTGTGTAGATGCACTTTTTATATCAATGTTTAAAAAATAGTTTGACTTTGTGAAAATAAGATTTATAGATTTGAAATTAAACAATGATTACTCTAATTAAATTATGATTATTCAAGATCAAATAATATTTGATGGTGTTACCAAGAACGCGACAATAATGCGTGATGGTATTTACCATTATTTAGGTCGCGAGGTTGGAGATTTTCAGAACCCTAGTAAGATAGTTAGAGTTTTTAGAGATAGATCAGAAATAGAGAAGGCTTATAAAAGATTTCTAGATTTACAAAGAATTCCATTAACGGTTAATCATCCAAAAGACTTTATAAGTCTTGAAGATGAAAATTCTTATAATCAAGGAATAGCAATTGATCCATCTACAAAGATGGTAAAGGATTTCAAGGTATTAAATTGTAGAATTGATTTAAAAGATCAAGCTCTAGAGTATTATAGCCAAGGAAAAAAGGAGCTATCCTGCGGTTGGAGTGGTAGTTTTTCCAAAGTAGAGCATAGTGATTATGATTATACCCAACATTTTGAGGATTTTAATCATATAGCTATTTTACCAAATGGACGAGGTGGATCACTTTGTTCCATAACTGATAATAATTTAAACATTTTAAACATGGATATTGACGATTTGAAATTAACAATAACAGACACTATTAAGTCTGTGTTAGATGAATACGCTCCTAAGAAAAAGAAAAAAGCTAAGTCCCAAGAAGGCGAAGAAGGTGAAGAAGGCGAAGATTTAAAGAAGAATAATGATGAGTTGGTTGAAAAATTAGCAACCGCCATTCATTCTTTAAAATCTGAACAAGTTGAACAAGTTAAAGAAGTTGATGAGGTTGCGATTAAAGATGAAGCAGTAAAAGAAACAATCAAAGACTTTGATTGTGTTCTTAAAGCCATTGAAAAAGGAGCTATTGAGGTCAAGGATTGCTTGGGCAAATCACCTTTGGAAATTAAAAAGCAGGTTGTAAAAACTATTGCTAAAAAAGAAATTGAAGACAGCAAAATTGATGCTTATTTCGATATTTCTCTCGAGAAT